TATTAGAGAACCAAGCTAAGCAATTGTTGGATGAGGCAACTCAAACAGGTACATCATCAGGATCAGAAGAATGGTCTGGTGTTGCTTTACCTTTAGTAAGAAGAATCTTCGGAGAAATCGCATCTAAAGAATTCGTAAGTGTACAACCTATGAATCTTCCTTCAGGTCTTATTTTCTTCTTAGACTTCAAATATGGTTCTGCTCAAGGTGGTACATCACAATTTAGTGGTAAATCACTTTTCGGTGGTACTAACGTAACTGGTTCAGCTACTAACTTCGGTAGAACTGATGCAGTTACAAACGGTCTTTATGGTGAAGGACGTTATGGTTATTCAGTAAATGATGCAACTTCTGCAGCTCTTACTGGTAAAGCAGCAGCATCTGCAACTGCATACACATCAGCATCTGCAACATGGGCTGAGGTAGGATTTGACCAAGCGTTATCTGCATCTATTTCTGCTAATAAAGTTTTAAAGATTACTGCTACTAAAGCGGCAATTTCTTCAACAGCTGACACTGATGCGGTTCGTTCTTTCCAAGCAACTCACGCAACTGGTTTAATCAATGCAAACTTCGGACAATTCAACTATGTATCTGGTACTAACGTTGTATTATTCGTATCTGCATCTGGTATTGTAACAACTGGTTTGTGGAATGAAAACATAAATGTAGTTTATTCTGAAGTTCCTGTAGCTTATGATAGAGGTGATTTCGAAGATTCAACTGCAAATGCTGCTGGTAACACAACAACTGCATTGGATATTCCTGAAATCGACTTAGAATTGAAATCAGAGGCTATCGTTGCTAAGACTCGTAAGTTGAAAGCTGTATGGACTCCTGAATTAGCACAAGACTTAAACGCTTACCATTCAATCGATGCTGAAGCTGAATTAACTTCTATGTTATCTGATTATATCTCTTTAGAGATTGATTTAGAAATCTTAGATATGTTAAAATCAAACGCTTTAACAACTGAATATTGGTCAGCAACTGTAGGTGAAGAATACGCTGCTAACGGTGCAACAAACCACACAGCTTGGACTGCAACTGGTAACGCTTCTTACGCTTATACTAAGAACACATGGTATCAAACTTTAGGTGTTAAATTGAACAAAGTTTCTAACAAGATTCATCAATTAACATTAAGAGGTGGAGCTAACTTTATTGTTGCTTCTCCTGATGTTTGTACTATTTTGGAATCAATTCCTGGATTTACAGTAAATGCAGATAAAGACGCAATGCAGTTCGCTGCTGGTGTTACTGCAGTTGGTTCTATGAGCAATAGATACACAGTTTACAAAAACCCTTACATGACTTCTAACGAAATTTTGATGGGTTATAGAGGTAACAACTTCTTAGAGACTGGTGCTGTTTACGCTCCATATGTACCATTGATTATGACTCCATTAGTGTATGACCCTCAAAACTTTACGCCAAGACGCGGAGTTATGACTAGATACGCTAAGAAAATGGTGCGCCCAGAATATTACGGGAAGATTTATGTTAAAGATTTAGCTTCTATCTAAGGATAAAAGTTGAGTTAATAACTAGATTTTTTAAGTAATATCTTAGATATACTCTATAAAATTGGGAAGAAGAAATTCTTCCCTTTTTTATGCTCTTTTTTATCGTTTGGGTAGAATTCACTATATTTATATATAAAGAGGAATTATATGGTTATTTACAAAATTACATCACCAAAGGGTAAAGTCTACATTGGTAGAGCAAATGATTTCAATCGTAGAATGATTGAACATAAAAGTACATCAACAAAAAAATATAGCTCAAAATATCAATACGCTCTTTATAGAGCTATTAGAAAGTATGGATGGGATAATTTTACAAAAGAAATATTGATTGAAACGGAAGATGAACAATTATTAAAAAAATTAGAAGAAGAATTTATATTAGCTTATGATGCGGTAAAGAGGGGATATAATAACACATATGGTTCGGATGGTGGGAACGTATATGTTAATTTTCCAGAAAGATTGGAGAAGATGAGAGAAATAAACAGAGAGAAGTTTTCAGGTGAGAAAAATCCAATGTTTGGTAAATCACATAAAGATTCTACAATGGATGCTATGAAAGCAAAAGCTAAAGGCCGTTTCACATTAGATTGGTATAAAGAAAGAAATGGTGATGTAGAAGGTGATAGATTATATGAGGAAAGGAGAGTATGGTTAAAGAGTAGAAATTTGAAGAAAGATGAGAATGGTAGATTTTTAAAAGCAAAGTAGAGGTTTCCTAAACATTCTTATATTTATAAGTGTATTGGTTATATTCAAATAAAACAAAATAATAATAAACAAAATGGGACAAGCAAAAGTAGCAAGAGTAGCTGGTTTAACTAATAGAGATTTAGGTACAACATATCTATCTGGAGCAACAACCGCATCAACTTTAAGATTCGCAAGAACTGCAGCAATAACACAACCAAATGCAATTGCAGCAAAATATACAAACAATACAACTAAAGCTGGTTGGGCTAATGGTGTATCTCCAAAACAAAAGTAATTTAAAATGGGACAACGAAAAAGCGTTTTTGCTGGTGATTTAAATATATACACAAAGTATGTAGCAGCTGGTTCATCATCCAATCAAATTTATCAAGATTGTTTAATGGCCGGGTCTTCATCACAAAATGCAACTGAAACTGCATATCCAACAAATCAAAATAGAAGTGCTGGAACTAATTATTGGATTACTGGTAGTACAATTATACCAGCATCAGCATTAAACACTGGGTCTTTCTTTGTAACTTCATCAACAGGATTAGGACCGGTAAACACATCCGCAAAAGTATCAATAACATCTTCATATTTTACTCCATTATTTAATTCAAATATAAATGATTCAAACGATGTAAAGAAGTTTAGTATATTATCTTATAATGGAGTTATTTCAACAATAGCAGGATATAATAATTTTAGTAGTAGTACTTTCAATAATTTTACCGAATCATTTGTTGTAATGCATGTATCGGCATCTAAAGCTAATATGGGTAGTGTTGTTACAAATAATTTAATAGTTAGTTTAGGAACAACTCAAAATAAAAGTTAATAAATTATCTTTTATAAAAGCTTTGATATTTATTCATATATCGTTATATTATAAAAAACTAAATAAAAAATAAAATGGGACAAAGAAAAGGAAATCCAACGCCAACCGTTCAACAGCAAGCGTATATGGATAAATACGGAGAATCTGCAGCAAGAACAAATAGTGGTACAACTCCAGCTATGATTAACAGTACTACAACATTAACTGCAGTAATTGATTCGACATTTGCAACTGATTCGGATGAAACTACGACTAATAGTAGAATAACAGCAGTAAGTAGTTCAATCAATACAACAATTGGAGCAGTAAGTAGTTCAATCAATACAACAATATTAGCAGTAAGTGGTTCAATTAATACAACAATATTAGCAGTAAGTAGTTCAATAGATACAAGATTAAATGCAGTATCTCAATCACTATCATCATCAATTAATATTCCTGGTACATACGCAAACGATACAGCAGCTGGAACGGCTGGTGTTAGAATTGGTGGATTATATCATACAACTGGAACTGTTAAGGTTAGATTAACATAATAGCTTTCACAAAATATATACTAAAAGGAGATACTAACACTATCTCCTTTTTTATTTTTACCCCTTTCCAACATTTTAATATTTATAAGAGTATTAAACCGAATTACTTATGGCAGCAGGAAAATACTCTTTTATAATAGAGCAAGGAGCAACAACAAATTTTCAAATCAATTGGAACGATGAATCAGGTTCAGCCATTGATTTGAGTGGTTATCAAGCAAGAATGCAAATCAGACCGGGTGTTGAATCATCTGAGGTCTTTCTTTCATTATCATCATCACTAAAGTCCGATAATACGGGAATCAATTTAAGTGGTTCTAATTTTATAACTCCATTGGCAAGTGGTTCAATCGGAATATATATTTCTGCAGCATCTTCATCCGCATTAAATTTTGGTGAAGCATTTTACGATTTAGAATTAGTAAAAGGTAATGAGGTTACCCGTTTATTAGAAGGTAAAGTTAAGTTATCTAAAAACGTAACACGATAGGATGTCAATACAAATAGAAAAAAATATTACAACTGTCCAAGTTGAAATACCAAAAACCAATGTTGCAATTGAAACTGCAATAACGGAAATAACTGTCCAAACTTCACAACCGGAAATAATAATAGCAACGGCAGGAGTTCAAGGACCGGTAGGACCAAGAGGTTTTGATACTGGTACATCGGGAACTTCAGGAACAAGTGGAGTAAATGGCACATCGGGAACATCTGGGATAAATGGAACAAGTGGTACATCAGGAACTTCTGGCACAAGCGGCACATCGGGAACAAGAGGTACAAGTGGTACATCAGGAACTTCTGGAGTAAATGGCACATCGGGAACTTCTGGGGTAAATGGTACATCAGGAACTTCTGGAGTAAGTGGAAGTAGTGGTACAAACGGCACATCAGGAACTTCTGGTACATCAGGAATAAGTGGTAGTGCTGGTACAAGCGGCACCTCTGGAACTACTGGACTTACGGCATTCATACCATTGAAATTATTTGCAGGTGGTGATGCTGGTAGTTATACTGTAGATTATGGTTATTTTAATTATAATGCGTATGGTAATAGTTTAGCAATTGCAAAAACTCCATTGTTTAATTCATATTTAGATTTTGTTGGAACTGGTTCTCAAAATTGGACCTTAAAATCATTAAATCCAACATATCCAAGTTTCACAATAGATTTAGGTACACCACAAAATAATAATGAAAATACACCACCTAATAAAGATATTTGGGTTTTACCATTCACCGGTGTAAACATACCACAACTAGTAGGAGTACCAAACGGAAATGAATACGCTTTTTATTTAACAAAAACAGGAGCATTAGGTACATCAGGAACTTCAGGTACATCTGGAACATCTGCAATAGGGAGTAGTGGTACAAGCGGCACCTCTGGTATAAGTGGTAGTAGTGGTTCATCGGGAACGTCTGGAGTAAGTGGTTCATCGGGAACGTCTGGAGTGAGTGGAGAAAATGGAACTTTCTTTGGAAGTAGTGGAACAAGCGGAGTAAGTGGTACATCAGGAACTTCTGGAATAGGAAGTAGTGGTACATCTGGTACTTCTGGATTAAGAGGTGATTCTATATTCGCACTAACTGGTTCGGTTTGGGCAACAACGAATACATTAGAGATTACTGGTTCATTAACTATATCATCTTCAGCTACTTTCACAAATATTGGATTAGCTAATTTTATAGGAAAGCAAACAACAACTGGTTCATTAAATGTAACTGATTCGGTAAATATTAACTCTCCAGAACCAAAACCATTATCAATAGGAGATAGTTTTGGGGGTGGGAAGTTGGCATATATACTAACACCTACCGATGCTGGGTACGATTCAACTTTAATTAAAGGTATTGTAGCAGCAACCGCTGATGAAGCAACAACTCAAACTTGGACTAACGCTATAACAGCATCTAACAATAAAGTTGCAAATGGATATGATGATTGGTATCTTCCTAGTAAAGATGAATTAAATAAATTATATCTAAATAAAGATGCAATTGGTGGTTTTGTAGGCGCCTCATATTGGAGTTCTACTCAGTCCACTTCCACAAATGCATGGTTTCAGCTTTTTGCAGCTGGTGGTACTCAACTCGCATCTTCTAAAACATTATCTAATAGTGTTCGTGCAATCAGGGCTTTTTCAATACCAAAGAATGCATTAAACGTAATTGGTAATACAACAATAACTGGTTCATTAAATGTAAGTGGTTCGACAACTATAACTGGTTCATTAAACGTAAGTGGTACTTTAAGTTTTGCAGATTTAACGGTACAGACAACGGCATTCGTTCCAACAACATTTGTAACAACATCATCTTTCAATTCACTTACGGCATCTCTAAACGATTACACATCATCAAACGATAGTGTTATAAATAGAATACTACAAACAACCGCATCCCTAAACTCAAAGACAGGTTCATACGCAACAACTGGTTCAAATGTATTTATTGGTAATCAAACTATAAGTGGTTCGTTAATAGTAACGGATACGATACAAGGAACGGGAAGTATATTTTTACAACCTGATGTTAATGATTCAAGAAAACTTCAAATTTATAATACTGGAGCAACCGATGTTCATATCAAAGGAACAACTGGATTAACTTTCTTAGGTAATGATATTAACAATGTAAAAATAGATGATTATTACAAAAAAGTATCAATTGATAGTACAAATGGTGTATATGTTAGTTCTTCATTAAATATTAATTGGAATCCATCATCTCTTAAAATAGGAGATAGTTTTCAGGGTGGTAAGATAGCTTATTTATATACGCCGGGTGATGGTGGATATGACCCAAATCTAGTTCAAGGTGTTATAGCAGCAGAAGCTGATGAACCAACACCTTTATCGTGGTATGATGCATATACAGCATGTTATAATAAAACTACAAATGAATATGATGATTGGTATTTACCTAATCAGACTACATTGTATAATACTTTATATCTAAATAGAGCTGCTATTGGTGGTTTTACTTCTAACGTCTATTGGAGTTCTACACAGGTTGATTTTATGAATTATCAGGGTTATGGATTTGGTGATAATAGTTCATACAGTTCCCCAAATATATCCACTTACTATGTTCGTGCAGTAAGAAATTTTTCAATTCCAATAAATGCATTAAATATAACTGGTAACACTGTTTTAAGCGGCTCATTAAATGTAAGTTCATCATTAACCGCATCTTTAAGAGAAGGGTATGTTTGGGTTGGTGGTAATACTGGAAAAAATACATTACAAATAGCAACATCTTCATTTGGTGTAGGTGGAGGAGCTGATATAACTTTATTAAATAATTACACTGGTTCTTCTATTGGAATTGATGGTGGATTGATGGCATATACAGCATCACTAAAAGCAGCAGCAATAATAAGTTCATCCGCACAAATTACCGCATTAGGATTTGGTGCAGGGGGTAGTGATATAACTTTATTAAATCAATTTAGTGGTTCAATAAATACCTATACCGCTTCAAACGATAGTGTAAGAAATAGAATCTTACAAACAACAGCATCTTTAAATACATACACTGGTTCTAATGATAATATTGTACAAAGATTAATGCAAGCAACTGCTTCTATTAATATTACAACTGGTTCTTTGTTAAGAATATATCAAACAACGGCATCATTGAATACTTACACTGGTTCTAATGATAGTGTGATAGCAAGAATATTACAAGCAACGGCGTCTTTAAACTCAAAGACAGGCTCATTCGCAACAACTGGGTCTAATCAATTTAATGGTAATCAAACAATTACAGGTTCATTATTTGTAACATCTACTACTATAAGTGATTCAATTTTATTAGCAAGTTCTTCAAACTTAGTATTGGGTAGTGGTAGTAACTTATACATCTACAATGATGCGTTAGCAAGTATTAGTGGTTCATTGCAAGTTACTGGTTCTATAATTACAACATTAGGAATTACAGGTCCAATTAATGCAACAAATGGTGTAATTAGTAGTAGTGCTCAATTAACTGCATTAAATACTTACACATCATCAAACGATAGTGTGATAAGTAGAATATTACAAACTACCGCATCGTTAAATACTACAACGGGTTCACTAATTGGTATTACAAACGGATTGATGGCTTATACTGCATCATTAAAAGCAGTTGGTGTAATAAGTTCATCGGCTCAAATAAAAAACTATAATGTATTCGCAATAACTGGTTCTAATACATTTATTGGTAATCAAACTATAAATGGCTCTCTTATTCAAGGAGGGACGAGTACGGCAACGGGTTTAAATGCACATGTTCAAGGATATTATAATTCGGCAACAGGTCAAGATTCACATGCTGAAGGTCTTACTACCACTGCCATAGGAGATTACTCACATGCCGAAGGAAGTAGTGCAACCGCAAGAGGAGCATACTCACATGCAGAAGGAAACTATACTCAAGCAAACGGAGATGGTTCACATGCCGAAGGAAATAACGCGTGGGCATTAGGAATAGCATCACATGCCGAAGGAAACTATACGGTAGCAGCAGGAAACTACCAACATGTACAGGGACAATATAACATTACCTCATCAGCACAAAGTGCCTTTATTATAGGAAATGGAACAGACTTTGACAAAAAATCAAACTTAGTATTTGCATCAGGTTCTCAATTTGAAATAACTGGTTCTTTAAATGTAACTGGTTCGGTATTTGTAAATGGACAACAACAAATAACTGGTTCATTAATTGTATCAGCATCAACAAATTTAACTGGTTCAGTAACTATAAACGGAAGTAGAATTGATAACGCTTGGACTTCATATACACCAACATGGGAAGCTGGTTCAAATCCTGCAATTGGTAATGGAACTATAACTGGAGCATATAAGGTAATTGGTAAGACTTGTTTTGTAAGAGGAAGAATTGCTATGGGTTCATCTACTACATACGGAAGTGGTGATTGGAGAATTGGATTACCGGTAGCAGCAATAAATGCATACGCAATACAAATACCCGCATCTTTGGTTGATGGCTCTGGTGGTACTGGTTGGTATAATGCATTAATGAATGGCGCTGTTGCACTTAATACAATATCCTCGCAAATTCTAGCTAATCTTCCGCCATCTTTTGGTGGAAGTGCTGCAGGTGGTATATCATCAATTTTCCCATTTACTTGGGGGACTGGTGATGAGTTATATTTTAACGGAAGTTACGAAATAGCATAATATGAGTATTACATTTGAGAACGGATTTTCTATAACACAAATAACTACTTTAGTTAGAAGTGGATTGGTATTTAATTTATTTACCGCACCTTCATCTGGAACAACTTGGATAGATGAAAGTGGAAATGGATATAACGCAATAATATCAGGTTCAGCAACTTATGTATCAAACAATGGTGGTGGAATAAAATTAAATAACACATCTGCAAATGGTGGCGGCGTGGATTTTATTAGTGTTCCATATAATATTCCTTCCAGTACATTAACGGTTGAAGTTGTAGCATCGTTTAATCCAACATCATTTTGGGGAACGATTTGGGGAAATGATTTTTGGAGTGGTGGTAGAGGATATTTAGCATATATGCCAGCATCAACAACTATAAGTTATGGTAAATCGGGTGGTCAAACCACAGAAACTATAACTGCAAGTAATTCAATAAGACATTGGACTTTTGTTATTAATGGTACACAACATAGTTTATACCTAAATGGTGTACAAGTTGGAACAACAGATACTGTTGCAATTCAAACTCTTTTTGCTACATCCGAATTATATTTTGGAGCAAGGCATGTTAATACTGGTATAGGTCCTGCTGATAGAATGAATAGTTCAATTACAGCAAATCAACCTGTGTTTTACCAAATGAGAGTTTACAGCAAAGCATTATCGGTAGCAGAAATAACACAAAACTTTAATGTGGTTAGGGGAACATATGGATTATAATCCCCACCAAACACTATTCTTTTGATTCTTAATATTTATAGGTAACGATTAAAAAAAGTACTTATAAATGGCACAAGAATTAATATATCCGGGTTCATCTTCATTCTTTCCGGGACAAACTCCCTTTGGAATATACGATGATGATTATGTTTTCCAAGACGATGCACCTAAAATGGCACTTTGGTGTGCTAGAAGATTAGGATTTCCTATTCAAAACGTAGAATTGCAGGATGAAAACTTCTATGCATGTTTTGAGGAATCGGTATCTGAATACTCCGCACAAGTAAATCAATTTAATATTCGTAATGACCTGTATTCTCTTAAAGGTAGAGATACTGGTACTAACTATTCTGGAAAATTGGTAGAAGGTAGTATATTACCGCATTTAGTACAAATTTCAGATGCATACGGTACTTTAATAGGAGTTGGTGGTAATACCGAAATTAAGAAAACAAAGATAACTTTAACGGAAGGCCAGCAAGTGTATGATTTAGATACATTAATATCTGCGGTAAGTGAGAGTGGTAATCGTATTGATGTTAGTAAAGTTTATTTTGAAGCAACGCCAGCAATCAATCGTTTCTTTGACCCGTATTCAGTAAGTGGACAAGGTACTTTAAATTTAATTGATGAGTTTGGATTTGGTTCATATTCTCCAGCAGCACAATTCGTATTGATGCCTGTTTTTGAGGATTTGTTAAGAATACAACATATTGAGTTTAATGACCAAATTAGAAAATCTGCACATACATTCAATATCATAGATAATAAACTTACTATATTCCCAAGACCAACAGCTACAACAATCTCAACAAAACCTAATATTTACATTGATTATTTTGTAAGAAAAGATTTTATAGCAAATTCTACATCGGTAAAATCAAATGTAGTTTCTGATTTTTCAAACGCAGGATATGATTTTATTCAATATACTACTATAAACGATGTGGGTAAACAATGGATTAGAAAATATACATTAGCATTAGTAAAAGAATTATTAGGAGCTATTAGAGAAAAATATTCAACTATTCCAATTCCTGGTTCTGAAATTAGTTTAGATGGAGCTGCATTAAGAAGTGAAGCACAAACTGAAAAGGAAGCCCTAATGACTCAATTAAGAGAAACATTGGAGGAGTTAAGTAGAAAAGTACAATTTGAAAATAAAGCAAATGAAGCTAAGCAACAACAAGAAATGTTGCAAAAAGTTCCATTGGCAATTTATATCGGTTAATTATGGCAAGATTTGCATTAGGTAGAGATATAAGATTCTTTGAAGGAATCTCAAGAGAATTAGTAGATGCGGTTGTAACAACTGGCGTTATACTTTACAAGCTTATTATTGAAGATAGTAAAACAAATCTATACGGAGAATCTTTATCTAAAACTTATTATCAGGGTGTTAATTGTAACGCTATGATTGAGAGAGGAGAAACTCAAGTTGTATATGAAGGATTTGGAGCAGATACAAACCAAACAACACAATTCCGTTTTAATAGATTTACATTGCAAGATACAGGGTTTTATCCTGAAATAGGTGATATTATTTTTCATAATGAGGCATATTTTGAAATTGATAATGTAAACGAAGACCAATTGATAGGTGGCAGAACTGGAGATGCAGAACATTTTTCAATTGTATGTTCTACATTTATGAGTAGAAGAAGTACAATACAAACTGAAATGAGAGTAGTATAATGGATAAGATAGAAACAAATAGAGCCAAACAAATAGCAATAGAAAAGGAATTTGTCAAAGGTGTAAAACTTATTGATGTTGATACTACTATTGCTGATTATATGTCAAATGTAATATTGCCGGAATTAAGTGAAAATGGAAATAAATTAAAAGTTCCATTAGTATATGGTAATGCGGAAAGATGGAAAGGTGCAAGACAAGATGGATATTTAAGGGATACTAGAGGTAGAGTACAAATACCTTTGGTAATGTTTAAGAGAAATTCGGTAGATAGAAATGATTCAATGCAACATTTTAGAGAAGCTTTAACACTACCTGCTTATCAAGTATATTCAAAAGGAAATAGATACGAAAGATTTAGTTTACAAAATGGTGTAAAGCCTGTAATGGAATTATACAATGTAGCAATACCTGCTTATGTGGATGTTACATATGAAGTAATGATTTGGACATCTTTTACTGAACATATGAATGAAATAGTTGAACAATTTCAATACGCAACTGATAGATATTGGGGAATTGAAAATGGATTTAAATTTAAATGTAAAATTGATTCATTTGATACAACACAAGAAGTTGGTGAAGGTTCTGAAAGAGTAATTCGTACAACATTTAATATAGTAGCAAACGCCTATCTATTACCAGAAACTCATGCTAAAAAGCCAGTTGTTCAAAAAGAATTTTCAAAGAAAAGAATTGTATTTGGAATTGAAACCGATTTAACTGGAAATTTATTTAATAATCCATCGGTATATAATGAGTATGCACAGGTAATTGATTTCGTAGCAATAAGAGGTTCTCAGATGGCAACATTTGTAAACGCAACAACTGTAAAATTAATTAATGTTAAAAAACCATTATTACCATCTGAATTAATTGGTGTATTTGATACTGATAATTGGTTTAGAGTTTATATAAATGGAGAATTCATTTCACCAACATATTATACCTATTCTTATAATGGTGTAACTAAAGAAATTACATTCACATTCAGTTTAACATATCCATTGGATGCTAATGATGAAATCGCAATAACTGGTAAATTTCAAGAGATATGAAAGTAACTGGTTTAAAAAATATAATGAAAGAGGTTAATGAACCAAATGAATTTGAATTGTTTGCAGATAATTTGCAACATCCATATTATTGGATTTTTAAAGTAGATAATGTGAGAATAAAAACATTATCACCTCAAGTTGAAAAATTAAGAACACCTACTGCACGATTTGATGTTTTTGTAAACGGATTGTTTATATCTGAAAATGATTATGTGTATGACCATAATGGAAACAATTTTTATATTAAATTTATAAAAACTAAATTTCCTGATTTTGATAGATTTGGTAATGTATATGAAATAGATGAAACTGATGAGGTAAAAATAAATGGAGATTTAGAAAAATTTGCAATATAATGAGAAGACCTGTACCAAATATTAATGTAAATACTACTCAAAAATTAAGAGATAGAGCTGGATTTAAGCAATTCATATTACAAGTTAATACAGATACTTTTATATATTCATATTTTCCAAATATAATTGAATTAAATGAAAATAAAACTTTATTTACACTAACTTTATTAAATAAAAAATTTATATTTGATATTTTGGAGGTAGATAATATCAAGGATTATATTGATGTATATTTATTTGGAGTAAAGCAACCACAAGATAGATATAATGCTGTATCAGACGGAAGTAATATAATTGTTACTTTCACAGTTGATATAACAAGAATACCGCAGGATGTTAAAACAACTGATTTTGAAATAAAAGGAAAAATAGCAGAAATATTATAATAAATGGCAAGATTAATACCTCGTAAACAAATTGAAGAACAACAAAATATTAGTGCTTCTCTTAATATTAGAGAAAATATATATGTTGGACAGGATGCCATTATTAGTGGGTCTCTTTTTGTATCTCAAAGTTTCTTTTTTGGAAATAATTTAAATGAAAGAAATGAGATAACTGGTTCGGTATTTCTTACCGGTTCTTTGACTATTGATGGTGAGTTAAAAACTGGAGCACCAAATACAATTCTTTCTGTAACTTCATCAAACGCTTTAGTATCTGTTGATACACAAAGATATGCTGGTATCCTTGCAAAA